CCTGAATGTCGGCGCGTGGGTTCTTCGCCGATCCGTTGTCCCACTTGAGTGTGCCACCGCTCAGTGTGGTGGTGTTGTTTGCGTTCCAGTTGGCGGTTGTGGTGAGTTGCGCCCAGACCTTGATCTCGCGCCACAGCGCGAGCTTGGTCTGCAGAAGCACACCGATTGCCGCTCGGATGTTGTAGAGAACCGCCGCATCGTTCTCGGTCTGCCAGGGCAGAAACGAGGCGAGCGCAAAGTCCTGCACCCTGTAGCTCGAGGTACCGGACTTGATGTCGATCTCCTTGATCGCGCCCGTTCTCCCGGTCGTCGGATTGACGGCTTCGAACAAGTTCGCAAGCGCCAAGTCGCGCCGCGTCCCTGCTTCCTTGTCGACTAGGATGATCGGACTCACCAGATCGGCACCAAACCCAAACGGCTTATAGCCTCCCAGGTAGGTATCCAACTCTTCTGATTGATTGGTGACGTCCGCAGGGGCCACCGCCATCAAGACTCGTTGGCCTTGCTGACCGATGCCGGGCGCGTCCTCGCCCAGAATAAACGATCGCTCAATCGGGCTCGATTGATTGGCGGGCTTCCCGGGATTCCAGACGGAATTAGCCGGCAGACCGCCGAAGTTGAAGCGCGAGCTCAACTGAATGAGATGCAGTTGCTGCGCGAGCTGGTCCGCCGTTACAGGCTGATAGTCAATATTGGGTGCTTGCTGAAATGCTCTAAGAGACATGTTCGCCTTTTCACGGATCAGAGCCGAAGCTCGACCTCGATTAGATCGCCAGCGGCGCTCGCCGCGGTCATGGAGATACCCAGCAGAGTGTCGGTCGTTGGTGCCCCGCTGGTGATTGCGCGACCGGAACCATCGGTCGTGATTTTGGTGTGAGCCGCGACAGCCGCGCCGGCTTCGACAATGGCTCGCCCTTCCTTTTGATAGGAAGCTGCGCGCTGCGGGATAATTGCCTCGAGCGTGACGCCCAAGAACACATCACTGACGGCGGACGCTTGCGCGACTTCGCCGGGGTTCGTGCCGGGCTTCAGAATGCGGCAGACAGCGATGTTGGAGCCGCCGACGTTTTTCCCGTCGCGGTCCCCCATCGGGTACTCAATTCTACGGCAAGTTGCGGGCATGATTTAGCCTCTCCGCTCCCATCCCCTTAGAGGATTGGAGCCCCTTCCTCTTTGAGATATCGGCCCGCTTGGAATGCCTGCTCCATCGAGGAAAGCTCCTTGAAGCCAGGGCGCTTAGCCGCGAGATAGAACTGCGCCTTCTGCGTGAGATTGACTCCCTCACACGAGAGGAGAGGATGGTTGCCCTGCTTCTGTTGCGGCGCCTGAGGCACCTGCGGCGGGACGTAACCAGTGGCTGGGCCGCCGTATTGAGCGCCTTGCTGCGATGCCAGAAGCGGCGCTGTGTAGACTGCCCCGCCTTGCTGTGGCGCGATCCTGACTGGATATTGCGCGCGGAAAGCGGCTAGCTTGGTAGCGTCCTTTCCGGCCTCAAGGCGAGCGCTCAAGAGCAGTGGCTTGAAGCGGCCAGCGGTCTCCTGATCGAGGTTCATCGAGGCGGCAATCGCATCCACTTCATGGGCGGCTGCCGCCTGGTCATATTCGCCAAGGCGCGCTTCCGCGGCCTGCAAGCGAGCCACTAAATCCGGCACTTGCTTGGCGAGCTTGATGGTTTCTGCCGCGGCGCTCGGGATGGCTTTCGGGTCGTTGACGCCGAAGAGCGCAACCAGTTGCGCGTTCAGGTCGCCGTGTGCCACTCCGAGTTCCGCAGCCGCGAGAATGGCTTCCTCGCTGTCGCGCACTTTCATGACGCGAGCGAGACTGGCAAGAATCGTCTTTGGTTCCATTGTTTCTCCGGGCTGGGTACCGGTCGACTCTGCGGGGGTCTCGAGCAGCTGACCCAACCGCTCCAGCAAATTGTCAGCGCCGCCCATTGATGCGACGAGCCGCCCCAATCCCTGCAGAAATGGCTTGTTGGTGAAAGCGACGCTGGTCAGAACGTGACCTACGTTTTTACCGCTTATCGGGTCCACGTCGTCCGGGCTGATTGCTACGCTCGCCCACAGATACTCTTCGTTCTGGATCTGCTCGCGCGCTTGGTCGCCCAACTCCGTGAGAGCCCAGAGCTCCTCCTTGCCTGGGCCGCCGCGCACCTGAAGATCAAGCACCCACGCGGGCGCAGGCAGCCCAGTTAATGGGACGTTGCCCTGTATGGGATCCCGCTCTGAGGTGTGCTCGTAGTCCCACGGCACAACCTTCGCGGCGCCAACCCCATCAGGCCCGGCTTTGTACTGAGGGTGCGCGTGGAAGTTGCGCACGACCTGGTCAAAAAGGGCGCGGTCAAAGTTGATCGTGCGCTTCCCGCGGTCGTAGCCCTTGTACTGCCCAGCAAGCGCGACCTGCTCCCAGACGGGGCCCTTGTCAGGCGCGCGACTAGCCTTGAGCAGGACTCCGGCGCCAAAGATCTTCGGTGACATCCCGCCAGAGGATGCGGGGCTGCTCTGCTGCTGACCCAGTTAGCGAGTCGGCGAAACTAGAGACATCTGGGGCACCGGCAGCAGCAGAGCGTTAGTGCCCGATGCGAATCCAGGATCGGGCAGTCCCGTGGGCACCGGTCCGATTGTAATACCGGTTCTACCCACCCACGCCTTGGTGCGAGCGATGGTCTTGCACCGGCAATTAAAGCCAAATGGCGGATAGGCGCGCTGCCAAAACGGGTCATCCGCTGACAGCACTCTCCCGTTGGCAGCCTTGTGCGTGTCGCGCGCTCGAGCGTCCGTGATCGCCCGAATCTGCCAGTAGGGCAGTGCCGCTTTGACCAGCGGCTGGCTCTGTTGGGCGAACCTACCGCTCCCATAGGCGCTCATTGTATTGGTGCGGAAAATCGTCTCAACGTGGCTCGGGCTGGCTGGCGTCCACCCGGCGGATTCGAGTCGCTCGCGCATGAACTTGCGAAAGTCGCGTAGCTGTGGGCCTTGCGGCTTGGGCGCATCAGGGGCGCGCCGCTCGTCTGCCGTTTTGGGCAGAAACGCGTTGCGCTGGCTCTCCTGATACCGCTTGGCGAGCTCCGCGTGTACGACAGCCATTAGCTCGTCCCGCGCCAATCCAGCCACCGTGAAGGCCTGACGGCGCGCCGAGTACTCGATCGCGTCGAAGGCGGGACGCGGTAACACCTTCCGCCGCCTGAAGAATTCAACCGCCTCGGTGAATGGCAACCGCGCAAACGGGAGCGGCAGTTGGGCAAGCCTCGTCGTCGGGTCGTCATGCCCTGTCACCGCCTCATGGTTCGCATCCAGGATACCTAGCATCGCGCCCCGCATCATGGTCTCGTTGACCTCGGCGGCTAGGGCATGCAGGTCAAATGACTCGGTCGCGTGATGGACCCCAGCGCGCATCGCGTCGAAGGTCGCCCCCTCCATGCCGTCCACGATTGCACTAACCCAGAGCCCTACAATGCGTGCGCCCGCGGCAACGCCATCTTCTACAATGGCATCGGGCGATCCGTGCTCACTGGACGGCTGCGCCGCACAGCAAACATGGTCCCCGAACAAACACCGAGCGTACCGCGCGCCTAGGAAGCGTTCGAATGCTGCAAGGTATTGATGAGCGTCAGCACTCTCGCGGCCTGAAGCAGGGACTCGGAAGGTTGCGCCGAAAGTGTTGGGGTGTTCGATGGGTCCTCTTGGTCGACGGATTCGCCGTCTGCGCGGTCTGCGGGCTGCTTTTCCGCGTCCTTTGGGCGCGCGGGGGGCGGCGTTCCAGGCGGGAGCACGGGCGGTGGCGCAGGCGGCTCCACGATGTCGTCGTCCTCTTGCGGTTGTGTGTACCCAAGCCGCTCATAGACTTCAGAGCGCACCAGTGGCAGCCCCATCGATAGCGCGCCCTTTGCAACCTCGGCTTCCGTCTGCCGATTCCGCGGGCGCTCGTACATGAGCGCGATGCGCGGGGCATGATCGATCTCATCTGGGCCGAAGTTCATCGCGATGATATCCAGCGCCAGCTGGTCGCTCAAGCACTCGCCGATTCCGAGCCCGTCCGCTGCAAAGATCTCGTGCTGCTCTTCCTGGGCAACGTCGTCCGACGTGCTGCCCAGCGCGCCCGACTTGGCATCGGTGGTGCGGGTCTGGCCGAGCACCAACTTGCTCATCTGATCGTCACAGTCCTGGATGGAGAAGCGGTGCGGCTCGGTTGAGCCCGGATCGGGATGTTCGATCTTCGCTTCCCACCCCGGCGGCATCACCACCGAGCTGTTGGCGCCCATGTCGTCAAGCCGGTCCTGGGCTTCCTGGGTCGAATCGGGCTGGATGGGACCCGTAGCGTTCGCGATGCGCCACGGCTTGCCGTAGACTTCCAGCAGGATCAGGCGCTCACGCTGTGAAAACCGCTTGAAAAAGCTCCAATACTGAGCGCGTGGACCATAACCTTCGCGCTCCGGGTACTCGTTGAAATTCTGCGGCGTGAACGTGATGAACTTGTAAGGGATCTCGCGCAGGTCCAGCCCGCGCCGCTCGAAGCCGCCGCCTAGCCCCGTGCCGCCCCAAGTCGGATCATTCTGCGGGCCAAACGTCGAGCCGCCCCACCCGAGATCATCACGTACCCGCAGCTCACGCTCGGGACCGAACGATAAACGTCGCGGGTGAATCCACGCAAGCGCGCTCAGGCGCCATCGGATGGGCCCTTTTTGCTCTTTCCAGATCTTCTCAAGGGCGGCGCGCCCGAAGCAGTGTGCCCAATTCAGCTGGGCGATAGACTTGCTTAGATTCGAGAGGTACTTGAGCTGCTCTCGCACAACGTTGGCGTAAAACTTCGCCTTCGTGGGGTTGATACCTTCGCCGGTGGCCGGGATCACCTGTGGGATCGCTGACATCAGCGCCCGGTTCCGCTTGCCGTTGATTGACGACAGGTGCGGGTCCATCGAGAAGGTCTCGTACTGCAGATCCGTGAGCGGCCGCATGTACCCGAACTCGGCTTGCCGAAGCACCTGCTCGATCGTCTCTGGCGTCAGGTTGCGGCCGTAGAAACGCCTGATCCGCTCGCTATCCGGGATCTCGCGGAACATCTGGCGCTGGAGTTCCGTCGACACATAGGGCGTGCCATCGGCGCCAAAGCGGACAGGGAAGCGGCGGGGCTGGTTCACGCGCGGAAGCGAGGCTCCAGCATGCTCGCAATGAACGAGCCTAAAAGCGCCGCGACGAACGCCGTAAATAGTAAGGCGCTTGCGAGCTTGATGCTTAAGTACGCCAGATAGTGTTTCGCCGTGCATTGGCTGCTAAAAAGCTCTGGCTCCGCACGACTCGTCTGCGCTTCTTCGGCCATCATGGGGCGCACTCTACGGAGCGCCCCGGGCTCTGACCCTAGACCTAGCCCGATCAGTACCCCCCCGTATTCGTCGCCATCCGCCGCCCCTTCGCGCTGGGCTTCGGCGGCGTCCACCCGCCCGACAGCTGCACCCAGTTGTACGCATGCACCGTGGCGTCCATCTGGTCGTCTTGCTTGTCGCCAATACCGGTAACCCGCCGCATCTCCTTCAAGTACTCCTCAAGCCACCCCTCGCCACCGTCGCTCATGGGCAACCGGATTCTGCCCTGCTTCTGCGCCGCCGAGGCCGGCTGAGCTCGCTGGAACTTAGACACCGTCGCCGGAACCTCAATCACAGAGATGTTCTTGCTGATGCGGGCGAGCGTTTGGGAGATACCTCGGCCATCGCCTCCCTGCGTTTCGATCACGATCGGGGCGTTACCGTAGGCTTGCTGCAGCTGCCGCAAGAGGTCTGCCACCTCTGGGATCTCCCGGTGGATTCGATAAGCGCGAATCAGATCCATGTGCGGCCACAGGTCACCTTGCTCGTCCCGTTCGTACCAGTAAGCCCAGATGGTGATTGCGGTAGCGTCGCGCGCGGTTTTCTCGGTACCAGCCGGGTCCACGCTGATGACGATTCGGCGACCCGTGACTTGCGCTGCGCCCTCGAAGCGCACGAACTCGCCAAAGAGCCGGCCTCCCTTGGGCTGCGGTCGCTGCATGTATTGCGACCACCAGTCGTATTCGCCGAGGGTCTTACGCAGCTTGTTCAGCGTTTTGATGTCGAAGCGTTCGGGCCAGAGCGCTGTGCCATCGTCCTGGATCGCTGAGTAGGTATAGAATTCCCACGGGAACGAGTTCTCGGGGTCGGCCTCGTACTCCGCGCGGATGCGAGCAATCAGGTCCGAGTCATTCCACCGCTGGTGATAGACGACGATGGATCCGCCCGGCTCCATGCGGGGCACAATGCCGGACCGGTACGTCGTCCAGACGTCCTCGCTGACGATCGCACTCTCGGCCTCCTTGCGGTTCTTGTATGGGTCGTCAAAGACAGCCAGCGCGAGTCCCTTGCCGACGAGTTGCCCATCCCGCCCCGTCGCGATCAACCGGTTCCCATTCGCCGTTTCCCAGAAACGCACCTGCGCCGACTTGGCAAAGCCGTCTGTGTTTGCGGTCTGCTCCACGCCAACGAACAGCCCAGCGCGCAGCGCGCAGTCACGGATTAGCCGCGATTGGTCCCGCGCAAATTCAGCCCCATAGCTGATGTAGGCGTTAATCTTTCGCCCCTCCGCATACTCGAGCTCGCGCACGATTCCGTGGAACGAGGTCTCGCTTTTGGCGTGCCGGGGAGGCGCCTCAACACACGCAAACACCTGCTGACCGGCGCGGATGCGGTCGAAGATCGACAGCAACCCAGACAGGTGCTTGGGACGCCGGTACCCGGGCGTCGTGTTCTCGATGTACTGACCGAGGTCGCGGGCTCCCTGGCGCTTCTGCTGGGTTATCAGCGCTCGAGCGCGCGCCTCAAGGTCAGCCCTAGCGCTTCGGCTTCTCGCCGCGCTCAACAAAGGCCGCCAACTCCTCCTCCGTCCAGTCCCCGAACTCGTCCGCCGTCTTGGCGTTCACCACCTTCTTTGGCGGTTGCATCCCGAGGTACTCGAGGTGCGTTTTCACGGCCTCCAACGCGACCCCGTAGCCCTGAGCCGACTTGCAATCCTCAGCCTTCTGGGCGAGGCGCTCGAATGTCGCGAATGCGCGCGCCTTGAAGTTGGCCTTTGATTCGTCGGTCTCCTCCAGCAGCAACCGCAGCATCCGCGCTGATTCGCTGGAGATAGCCCGGATTCTTGGCACCGAAAGCCCGTGCTCCTCGGCCAGCTTTTGGTCGGATACACCCGTGAGCCAACGCCCCTCGACCAACATGGCAAAGATCTGCTTGGTGATCGTGTCGGTTCGAGACCTGGCCTCGAGGGCCTTGGCTTTGCGCGGGTTACTTCGGGGCGACTTCGGGATCTTTACTTTGCGGGACGGTGTCGGCGGTCGCACCTATTGGCCATGGCGCGTCCGCAGGCAGGTGACCCGGCGACAGAGGAAACCTCTGCCTCAAGCGCTCCAAAACCCGCTTTCGGAAGTCCTCATCTGATTCTCCATCGCGAATGAATGGGCGTAGCAGACCGAGCAGTTCCTCCCCGGCACGGTGTCTGAGGTCGTCTGTTATGCCGCTACCCCGAGCCGGCTTTAGCTCAACCAGAACGGGCGGCCCACTCACCCGCCGATCTCCATCTGCCGCTCTTCCGCGACCATGTCGCGCTCCTCGAGCGTCTCCTTGGTATCCTCGCGAATTACCCGCACTTTCATGCGCTTGTAGTCAAGCAGCTCCACGCACGCGACCGGCCGCATCTCCACGCCCCTGGCGAGCTTGTCGACGCATTCCTGCTGCTGCCTCCGGAGCGGCACCAATCGCTGATTCGATTGGCGCTTGATGGCCTCGTAGTTGCTCTCCTCCTCCTGGAGCTTGGCATAGAGCTGACGCAGCTGCGTCCGCACTTCGGTTTCCTCCTGCGCCGTGAGTTTGCATGGCAATGGCCTAGCAGCGATCGTCTTTCTCCCAATCTTGTCCATGTCGGTTTCCTTGTTTGCGTGCACCCATTTGGTGCCGTTGTATTTGATAACGCCAGCCGATTCAGCGGCGGCGGCGAGGTTTGCGGCGAGGTTTGGCCCGGTACCAAGCTCAGCGGCAAGCTGCTCACCGGTGAGCCCGTTCCGGAAGCGGGCGAACAGTAGGAGCAGGCGGTCTGCCCAAACACTGTCAGATGCGGGCTCGTGAAGCTTGGTGATGATGCGTGGTGCATCGGAGTACGTGATCGTGGCGAACTTGGTGCGCTCGAGCTTTTTGATCGCGGCGCGGAGGCGTTCTTCTGGCTCGCTCGGATATGCGGCTCGAAGGCGCTTGTAAAAATACGCGAGGCTCTTGCGGCGGGCAAGCAAGTCTTTGACCTGCTGGCGCACGGAGCGCGCGGCCGTGGTGGCGACGTCGACGACGAAGTCTTCGGGGGTCACGCGCTCCCTTCAGGCGGGCCTCTTCGAGCCTTTAGGGCGAGGTCGCAATCTTTATGCGCAGGGCAGAAATTCAGAAACTCGTCTCGGTAGTAATAGGTGTACCAGCCCTCTTGGTCGCTTACGCGCAATAGCCGCACCTTTGGGCAATCCACCGCATCGCACGAGATCTCATCGTGTCCAGATTGGCTCATGGCGCCTTTCCCAATCTCCTCCGCATCCCAGCGGTCTGGCGGCGCCAGCGCTGCTCGTCGGTTTCAATCACCCGGTAGCGCGCAGAGCCTAGATCTACCGTCAGCTCATTGACCGCTGGCCTCTTCGGTTTCGGACGGAAACCGTTGCGCGTGAGCTTGATTCTCCTGGGCTCGAAAGTCACGGCGTTTGGCGACAATATCTCGTAGTGCGAGACCATCTCACGAAGCTCGCCCTGTTCGTCCGCCGTCAACCCGGGAAAGTCAGTTTCGACTGTATCGCCAGGGCGGAGCTGCTCAACGAGCAGCAGCAGGATCCTTCCGCTGATCTTCATTCGGCCTCCGCTGGATCACCAAGGAAAGAGACCAAGCCCGTGTCCAGCCCGCAGGGCAAGAGACCCACTGGAACGGGGCCCCACTGCGACTCAATGAAAGACACGCCGAAGTGTTCGCAAAGCGCCTTGGCTGTCCCAACGGAGCACGCGATGGTGCCCAGCTCGGACTCAGCGAGGACACGCGAGAGGTCGCATCGTCCGGTGGGGTCAAGCGCCTGCGGCTGGGGCAGGCTTACGTCTGGAGCTGGCGGCGTTGTCGCGCGGGGGATCGGTGGGGTACCCTCGGCCACCTCATGCAGTCGGCAGAAAAAACCTGGCGGCGCCCAGAAGTCCGCCTTGTAGCCGCTGGCGTCCATCATGTATGGGAGGTGAGTCGCATCGTCTAATTTGTATAGATGCTGGACTTTCCCGCACAATCCGTGCCGCTGAACCCCATCAACGCCAGCAGGTCCGGTCTTGTCGACGGCATCAGGATCGTTATCCCAGTGCCTGCAGCTCTCGCAAGTCTTCACGTCCATGGCACCCAATCCCCGGCCGGAGCAGCGCCAGCTTCAGACGACGGCGCAGTCTCGGCCTCAACGAGCGGCATCCTCTCAAGATCCCGCGGGTCCCAAAGCTCCTCTCTCCCAAGCCAGCCATACCGCTGACTCTGCACGCACTCACAATGCGCCTGCTTGCCTGGAAGCAGGGTGAGGATTTTCCAATGCTCAGCGCAGGCGGATGTGCGGACTTGGTTGACCTCTAATTTTCCCATCATTGCTCTTTTCTCTTGACAGGGGTTAAGATTCAACGCGATTCTCGCGCGTGGTTGCTAGCGGAACCAAGGGAGCAGGCGTTGGCGATCTCATGAAGCTCTTTCCGAACCTCGCGAGATGTGGGTAGAATTCTACCACTCGCATCCGGAACCGCGTGTTTGGTGTAGAGCGCTACGAATCGCTCTAGCCGCTCGACCCTTCTCTCAATTGGACCCGCCTCCTTCAGCGCTGGCGGGTCTTGCTTGAAGCAATTGGTGTTCAACCAGGCCGCCGACTCCTCTCCGTGCGGTCCGCTCATGACGATACCGTCATGCCTGATTTCATGGATCTGCGTCACATACCCGACTTCGAACCCGATCCAGTCCCCGACCTCCCAGCCCTTCTCTAAGCACAGCGCTGCGGCTTGGCATGCGAGCGGCCATTCGCCGACGCTCTTCAGCGGAACCATCGTCTCGGTTCCAATTAGGGCGCTGGTGAAGGTGCGCTCCAGTCGGATAAACGCCTGTTTCTGGCCGACGCACACGACTCGCCACCAACACTGAAGACCCTGGCCTAATAGCTGGGCCCGCAGATCGCCCGCCACGACCTTGGTCGTCACGCCAGCACCTCCGCGTACGTCGCCAGTAGCCCAGCGGTCGCCTCTGCCTCAGTCGTGCGCCCAAGCGCCGTAAGCTTGGCCTGCAGGTCTTCCAGTGCACCCCTCGGGCTATCGCCGCCGAAGGCCTCGCAGGTGACATGGACGTCGGCTTCTGCCTCAACTGGCAGCCACGCGCGCCAATCGTTCGTAGCGACCAGCCCGAGAACTGCGCCGGTTTCAAGGGTGATTCGCGACCCACCGGACGCGGCGGCGATGAAGTCGGATAGCTCTTCGGATGTGGGTGTTGTCACGCGCCCTTTCCTCCGTGCCCCAACGCCTTCTTGATCGCCTCGATCTCCGCCTCGGTAGCTTCCTCCGCGTGCAGCTCGATTTTCTGCAGGCGCTCGCAGGGAATGCCGGTGAGCTGCGCAAGATGCTCGGGCGCCATGCTCTGGCCCTTGCGCACGTGGCGGAGTTTGTAGGCAATGCTGCCTTTTTGGGTGATTGGTTTTTCGTGGTTGGGGTGGGTCATTGGAACAATCCTTTCGTCTTCAACTGGGAACGACGCCGTCAGGCGGCCTCGCCAAAGTCATCAAACTGGTCATATCCCGCCATGGGATCGATGAACTTGGTGCAGTAGTCCACGTAGTTCACGATCACCGTGTCAGGGCAGCCGTCGCGGGCCTTGCCGACAATGATCTCCGCGTCGCGGCTCGGCGCCTCGCCCCGCTTGCGGTACTTGTCGGCACGGTAGAGCAACAGGATCGTGTCGGCGTCCTGCTCGATGGTGCCCGAGTCCCGGAGATCGCTCATGACAGGCCGCTTATCAGGCCTTTTCTCGCAGTCGCGGCTCAGCTGTGAGAGTGCCAGGATCGGGATCTGATAGTCCTTGGACGCGCACCGTAGACCAGCCATGACGTGCGTCACCACGTCGTTGCGGTTCGCCCGTGGGCCTAGCTCCGGAGCTTGCATGAGCTGGAGGTAATCGATCGCTACGAGGCCCAGGCCCGTTCCGTGGTCGCGCTTCAGCGTTTTGATCGCCCGTCTGATCGCGCCGCGGACCGAGCCAACGCTGAACATGGACGCGTCATTGATGAGCAGGGGTAGCTTGCTGAGTTTTTCCGCCGATGCCGCGACCCTCGCCCACTCCTCTGCGTTAATCCGACCGGAGCGCATGGCTCGCGTGTCCACCATCGCGTCGGCCGCAAATAAGCGGCTGAGAATTTGTTGCCGTGTCATCTCGATCGAGAGGAAAAGCACCCCTCTCTTATCGCGCGGCGCGTGCGATGCGAAGTGCTGCATCACGCCCGTGGCGAAGGAGGTCTTTCCCATGCCAGGCCGCCCCGCCGCGACGTAGACACCAGGGAAGAATCCGCCGCCAAGCAACTGATCCAGTTGACGGAAGCCGGTGGACAATCCCTTGGGCTTGTCAGGATCTTTGAGCTGCGCGATGAACGCCCCAGTGGCGACGCCCAGCGACACCGTTTGATCTTCGCGCGAATCGCTCTTTGTGGCGTCATAGATCCTGGACTCAACCGACTCAGCAAAGTTCTTGACGTCCGTGACCTGGTAGGCCTCTGCGATGATGACGCGTGCCTCCGCGATGATTCGCCGGAGCTGCGCCTTCTCGACAATTCGGCGCGCATAGTCGAGCACGTGCGCGACGGCTTCGGTCGCATTGATCAGTTCAATCAGCGCCGATAGCCCGCCCACCTGGTCCAGCTTGGACCGATCGCGAAGCCATCCAGCCACGGCCTCGATGTCGCGCGGCTTGCCCTTGGCCGATAGGTCCACGACCGCCGAGTAAACCAAACGGTTGCAATCCGAGTAGAACTGTTCGGTCGTTAGAATCGGGTCGACCAAGTCAAAGGCATCGCGGTCGAGAATCACCGCCGACAGCACCACGCGCTCGGCTTCGAGGTCGTTAGGGGGGACCTGCGCGCTCACTCGGGCCCCCTGAGTCCGGCCTGGGCTAGGAGCGCCTGGGCGTCCGCTGGAACCGCTTTGGGAGCCGAGCCACCGAAGCGGCGGGCGGTGGCCTCCTGGGCGCGCCGGAGGACCTCCTCGCCGCGGAGGCGGACGGCTTCGGGGTCTTCGGTGGGTTCGGACGATTCTGTGGGCTCCGAATCGAGCAACCGCCGCACAACCTCGGTCGAAAACGCCGACAACCCACGATGTTTTGGATCGGAAAACCAAGGATCCTTGACCGCCTTCGCGGCCGCGCGCTCAAGGTCCGCTTGAGAAAACCCTGCAGCAAAGAGATCCACGAGAGTCCGCAACCCAGAATCCCGCGATAGAGGCCCGAACTTGCAAGCACTGAGCCTTAGCGAGGCGCAGATCGCTGCGGAAACAGCCAGCACTTCGGGCCAGGATTGTGGCTGCGCCCAGTCGGCATCTGTCGGATTTTCGCTCAAGCGCTTGGCCCGAGTCCGCACGTCGAGCTTCAGGGCTTCTGCGAGATTCCGCATCGGGCGCTGCCGCGCGTCTGAGATCTCTGCAGCGGCTGAGCTAGGAGCAGCTAAGGGAGAGGAAGAGCTAAGAGTGACAGTTTGTGACGGCTGGTGACACGTCGTGACAGCTGGTGACACAACCTCTGTTTTTAGGGCTTTTTGCCTCCGTCCTTCGCGAGACTCTTGCTGTCGAAGCCTGTCCGATCTCCTGCATGTTTGCGCTTCAACAAAATTAGGCCAAATGATTTTTCCCTGGTTCAATACCCAAGTCTTCGAATCAAGCAGGCGCGCAACCCCGGCCGTTGTGACCTTGATGGGCAATCCAGTGATTGCTGTGACAGCCTGTGACGGATCGTGACCATCCAAATCCAGCACCCCGGCGCGATCAAACTTATCGCGCACCATGTGCAGGAGCACCGTCTGCCCTTCCCACCCGAGCTTCTTCCATGTAACCGTGTCGCGCGTATATACGCGAACGTACGGCTCATCCTCAAAGTTCACGCGAGCTCCTTTCTGTCAGCCGTCAGCGAACAAGCAATTGTCGTCGCCTCAGAAGCGCACTTGTGAGGGTCACGCCAAACCTCGCTCCCTGTGAAGCGCAGAACGCGCCAGCCTTGAGAAGCTAGATACCGATCGCGCGCTTTGTCTCGCTGCGCTTGTTGCTTTGTTCGCTCGTGAAAGTCATGGCCATCGAGCTCTATTGCGATCCCAATTAAGGAACTGGCCGGAAGAATCGCAAAATCGAGACGATAGGGGCCGGCCTCGAATTGCTGAGTCAGTCGCAGCCCCGCTTGGTGCAGCGCAATGGCGCCACCGGGCACACCCGGAGTCAGATCAAAACTTTCAAGCAACCCCAATAGCTTCCAGCCGTGTTTGCCGACGAGCAGAGCCGACAAGAAAAGCTGCTCGATGGGCGAACCGCACTCGTTTAACGCCACACAAGCACACTCAAAGAGATCCTCAATTTTGAAGTACGAGGCCCAATCGGCGGCCCAAGAAAGCGACGCGATCTCCATTAAGTTGGTTGCTAGACTGGGCAACTCCGTCCAATCGAGACCGAGACGATGACCCAATAAGACCGCGTTAAAATAGGGGCTTCGAGACCCGCCTGATGACTCGACTATTTTGGGATGAACCGCTTCAAGCTGTTCGGTCCCTAGCGTCCTTGCCGGGTGGATACCTTCCTCAAAGCGAATTTTAGTCGTCACTCAATCCTCCTTTGCTTCAATGCTTCCACCGATTCCTCCTCTCAAACCCGCGATCCCGCAGCTCCTGCGCGGCTTTTGGCTCAAACCCCGGACTGTCCAAAACATCCCTCTTCAGCTCCGTTTGGAACAACTCCTCAAGCTCACGTAGCTGCCTGAGCACCTCCGCATCGTAATGCGGATTCCTTTTCGCAGCCTCCTCCAGCAGCGCCAACAGCACGCCCCAGTGAACGGCAAGCCGATTCCTTTGAGCGGCCAAGCGATCATGACCCGCAGTCAGCCGCTTGCTGAGTACCTCCAAGCGGATCACGAGGTACGCGAACACCGGCCAAAGAAACCCATGATCCAAAAGCCAGGCGTTCACGGCTCCCCTCCGCAGCCGTCCAGAGAACACCATTCCTTATTCTCAGTCGCTGGTTCCCTTCTCTGTGCCTCAGCCATGAGTGCGATGCGCCACGTCGAATGGGCCAAGTCGGGCAGGCCAGTAACAGGATCCTCAGATATGACACCAGCTCTAAAAAGCGCCCTCGTTAGGTGTTGGTTGGCATGGTCGTAATGAGCTTCCTTTGAGAATTTCAGGAAGTCATCCCCCGGGCGCGCTCGCTCACCCGCGAGCGCCACGCGCAGCATATCCTTGCAAGCCGCTTCGTACGCAGCGCGCGAAGCGGGCGAAAGCTTTTCCAAGGTCGCTCGCACTACCGGACCAAAGAACAAGATGGGTTGGTCGTCGCTCATCGCTTTTCCTCCGACTTCGCGAACTCTTCATTGAGTATCTTTAGGGCCGAGCAAAACGCTATCGAAAAGCTTTCATCTTGGGCGACGCCAACGATCTTGCGCCCCTTGGGATTACGCTTCCAAAGCTCGACCAGGAAGCTGCCCTGGCCGTAGCGAGCGCCATCCCAGCCCACTTGGCCGATTACCATGTCCCCGAGGGATGCTTCTTTCAGTGCGTTCTCTAGGTTGTTCAGATGTCGCTTTGCTACGTTGGTGTTCATCGCTCTCCCTCCCAATCAACACAGTCCGATGCCTTCTTGACCGTCCACAGGTAAAGCGGCGAACTGAAGCCGGTCAGGGCGTTCGCCACGTCCATGGCCCTAAGCCAGAATGCAAGCCTAAATCTCGCCATCAGACCGCCCTTTCTCCCTGTTCGATGCGTTTAAACTCAATCACCCAAACCCAGGGATTCGATGCCCAGGGCGCGCGCTTGGCGTTGATCGAGTCCCAGAGCCGCTCAAACACTTTTTGTGCTGATGGATCGAGAGGGGCTTTCCCGTCATCTTCCCCCAGCATGAACCCCTTAGAAAGCGGGAAGCCACTATCTGGGTAGAAGGGAACCATCGTGATCCCTTCTGCTATCGCATCCTCCTCACCAAGATCCTGCAACCTCTCCACGCGAACACTCGTCACCTCCAGAGCGATGCGGGAGGCCCAGCGGGGCATGTAAATTGACGGACGCCAGCGATCGCCTACGCGATGGGATTCTGCATGGCCACCGTTCGCCGCTGCTCTGTAAGCTATTCCAGCCCAAGGCATCCTCTCTCTCGCGTCGCGCATGGCTTCCGCTTCGCCGATGTCTTGGTGGTAGTCATGAATGACGGCCCAGGTCTCCTTCACCCAAAGCCGATCGCCAGGGGCGCCATGCGGGCAGCGCCGCTCGTCGTCATCGCCATCTGGATAGTCTGGGCCCACCTCGCACCAAACATCCTTCTCGCCAAATTCATGCCCATCCGGCGATGTGCCCCACATCGGCTGGAGGTAGTGACGCGGATGAGGCTGCGGCTTGACGATCCGCCGTGTCTGTGTCTTCACCCCAGTGAGAATTGCTCGCACCATCGGGCCCGAAAAGAGGATGCCGCGCTCTTTCACGCCGCCCTCGGAAGCAGCACGCCCGCCGCGCAGGGGAACCCAAGCTCACTCAACCCAAAGTTCGCCGCCACGAACGCGTCGCACTCGTCCGGCGTCCAGCTCGGGCTTGCCAGCGCCTGAATCGCCTGCACCACATGCGCCTTCTTGTCCTCTCGTGGCAGCTTGCCAAGGAACAGCTTGCGTGCCGTCGATTGAGGCGCCGTTTCGGCATACAGGCCGAGTCTTGTGGCAAGGTGATCGCGCGCGACGCCACCGATCTCTGCCACCATGGCTAGGTTGAAGACGCGACCGCTCGCGGGATAGCCCTCAATCCAAACGTGCGTGGCGCGAACGTGCGTAGCCCAAGCCACTACATCCCGAGCCAGTGCCGATCGGCGGCGGATATGATCGGCTGCAGAAGCGCCCCTGCTTAGTTTGATGCCCAGGGTCGTGCGTCGAATGCGGCGCCAGTCGAGATCCCAATCCCCCGGCACCGCCACGAGGCCCAAGCCTGTGACCGAGAGATCAATGCCGAGGATGATCGGGATCGACATGATCAGGCTTCTGCCTCCGGGGCGACCGACTTGCGCTTGCGCGGAGTCTTGGGCTTCTTGCGCGTCGGGAGGTCCGGCTCGGATTCGTCGGCGTCAAGCTCCCCCGGTTCCGATTTTTCTCCCTCGTTTGAGGCGGGATCGTCGGTATCGGGCAGCGCTTCGGCCGCAAGCTTGGCCTCGGCCTTGGCCTTGGTTCCAGCGTCGGAATCCTTGCGGAGGCGCTCCTTTGCTTCGCGTTGCAAGATGTCGAAACCGAGCTGACGCTCCTCATCGTCGAGCGCACGGATGTCGATCTGCATGCCCGTATCGATGCGCTCTTCAGTGACGACGCCGCGCTTGTAATCGAACACCCGACGGCACTCGACGGAGCGGTAGGTCGCCTTGTCGCGAACCTCGCACGATAGCTCTCTGTGCTCGGCGTCAAGCGCGTTGATCTGGGCCTTGACGGCGGCGGCCGTAGCTTTGGCCTCGGATTCCTTGTTGTCCCGTTCTGCGATCAGGTGCGCCGCACGATCGGCACGGCTCGCTATCTCTTCTTCGGTGAGCAGAACCTTGAGCGTCTTTTTGAAGCGCTCTACCTTGACACTGTTCACTTCATTCTTAACTTCTTTTTCGTTCACGACTTACTTCCCTTGGTTCAAACACTTGTCTATTCTTATTGCGATTCTCGCTGAAAACATGGCCAAGGCCGTCACGGGCCCCGCCAGCACCAGAGACACGGCCGCCGGCACTCGCGGCAGAACGCGCCAGTAGAGATACCGGCACGCGGACCAGACCGCGTTTTGCGCGGCGAAGGGGTTGCGGCGGTGGAGCGGCGGCTTCGAGGCGAATCATGCGATCTCCTGGGCGGGCACCGTTTGCTCTGGGAACAACTCGAGCTGCGGAAATAGGCTGAGCCAGTGTTCGATCCGAAGTTTGGCGGTCGTCACGAATGGTTCTTCGTCTGTGTCGTTCAGCTCAATCCCGATCGAGCGCCTTCCTTCCAAAAGGCCGGCGATCATCTCGCTGCCAACGCCGGCGGTATGGGTGAGGATCACGCCGTTCGGCGGAGTGATGAGCTTGGCCAGGTACCGGAGTAGTCGGAGAGGTTTCACCGTCCCGTGTGGATTCTTGACCAACTTGCGCCCATCTTCGCTTGGAACGATGGCGCTCAATCGCTCAGCATCGCGCCATGGCATCGAGTCGAGTCCAGCATCCTTTTCGCCCCGCGCGGCCTTCGATTTCCAAACAAAGCTCTGAACCTCATCGAGCTCGCCGTCCCAACGACTCTGCAAGAATTGCCT